GTATCCTTAGAATGTTACCTGACGGCGATGAAGATAACACATTTTTCTGGGCTGAACGGCAACTAATCAAGCTACCTTTCCCGGGTATTAAGGGACACGACGAACACAAGGAAGTAGTTGTCCAAGTTCCGTGTATCGAAATGTGGGATGGTAAAATGACTTGCCCTATCTTAAACGAAGTTCGTCCTATGTGGAAAGACCCTTCATTAGAAGCAACTGCCCGTAAATATTGGGTAAAGAAAACGTATTACACACAAGGTTTTGTCAAGCAAGACGCATTAGGTGAGCAAGATCCTCCAGAAAATCCAATCCGCAAGTTCATTATCGGCCCACAAATCTTTAAGATTATCCAAGCTGCATTAATGGATCCAGATATGGAAAACAATCCAGTAGATTATATCAACGGAACAGACTTTATTGTTGCAAAGACAAGCAAAGGTGGTTTTGCTGATTATGGTACATCTAAGTGGGCACGTAAGGAATCGAGTCTTACAGAATCACAGTTGGCAGCAATCAACCAATACGGTTTAGTGAAGTTAAGCGATTACTTACCTAAGAGACCAACAGCCGAACAAACAAACGCAATGTTTGAAATGTTCCAGGCATCGCTGGACGGAGAGCTGTATGATCCAGCACAATGGAGTCAATATTACAAACCGTTTGGTTTTGATTCTGCTCCAACAGGCGACGACGACGGCGGCGAAGGCGTAAGAACACCGCGTCCTGCATTCGTACAACGCACAACACAGGCAGCTATTGCAAAGCCTGCTACAGCAGTGGCACAGAAAGAACTTGAAGAAGATCTTGCAGAAGCCGAAGCACCTGTAGTGACAATCGCACCAACTAAAGAACTTGTAGGCGAAACATCTGCACCGGCAGGTAAGAGTCCGCAAGAGATTTTAGCGATGTTGCGTAACAGAAACAAGCAGTAATATAAAACAAGGGTAGGGTAACACCTACCCTTATTCATTAGGAGAACCTATGGCGAAACCTTTCGACATTTCAAAATTCAGAAAAAATCTGACAAAAAGTATTACAGGCATTTCAACAGGATTCAACGACCCAGATATTTGGGTAAGTACAGGATCTTATGGATTAAACTATCTTATCAGTGGAGACTTTTATAAAGGTGTCCCGATGGGCAAGGTAACGGTATTTGCAGGGGAGTCTGGAGCAGGTAAATCTTACGTTGTTTCGGGCAACATTGCAAAAGCAGCACAAGAGCAAAACATTTTCGTAGTTATGATTGACACTGAAAATGCATTAGATGAAAAGTGGCTGGCAAACTTAGGAGTAGAGACTGGCGAGGATAAAATGCTTCGTATCAGTGCATCTATGATTGATGAGGTAGCCAAGATTGTTCATGATTTTGTATCAGAATACAAAGCAAACTATTTAGATTTACCCAAGGCAGAACGTCCAAAGATTCTGTTTGTTATCGACTCAATCGGCATGTTATTGACACCAACTGAAGTAAAACAGTTCGAAGCAGGCGACATGAAGGGCGATATGGGTCGAAAAGCAAAGCAGCTTAAGGCATTTGTATCAAACTGTGTCAATATGTTCGGCGATTTAAACATAGGTATGGTTGTTACCAACCACACATATGCAAGTCAAGATATGTTTGATCCCGATGATAAGATATCTGGCGGATCTGGCTTCATGTTCGCTTCTAGCATCATAGTTGCTATGAAAAAGTATAAACTAAAAGAAGATGAAGACGGCAACAAGATTACAGAAGTGACAGGTATCAGGGCAACTTGCAAAGTTGTTAAAACACGATATGCTAAACCGTTTGAATCTATTAAGTTAGATATTCCTTGGGAAACTGGTATGAATCCTGTATCGGGATTGTTTGATTTATTTGAAAAATCTGGAGTCCTTATCAAAGAAGGCAACAGATATAAATATGTATCAAAACGCACCGGAGAGGAAATGAAGTATTTTAGAAAAGAGTGGAACGATCTTGCTAAAATGAAGATAGTAATGGATGAGTTCACAGACAATGACTTTAAGGTGGTTATAGCAGATAGTCCTGCAGAAATCCCTACGGTAGATTTTATAGAGGAGTGAGAATAATAAAATGGTAAATGAAAATAATGAATTGATTATGGAGTTATGGGCAAGAATAAAATCTCATATTCCACCAAAGGATCGTTTAGAAGTGGCAGACATACTTGTTGTTGTTTTTGACGAGTTCGGCAAGGTAGACGATGATCTAATGGATGAGGATTTAGATAAGCCACTTCGTGCAGCAGTGCGAAGTCATATTGGCGACCCATTAGACGAACCAGATGAGGAATACGATGACGAATGATATAGGTGATGCGTTATTAAACGCTATTAGCAGTAAGGATGTTCAGCAGTCCTTAACAGAAGTTCAACAGTTCAAAGAAAAAATGAGAGATGCAACTGTGGGTGCTAACTTTGTTATGTGGATTACTGAGCCAGTAAACCTGACTAAGGTACAAAAGACTTTAGCGGAAGACTTAAATGTCCCTCCCAGATTACTTGCTATTAGACGGTCTTCAATGAACAGAACGCAAAAGGCTGTATTATTAGTGCAAGCAATGGAACTTGGTATTAAAAGAGTGCATAACCTGTGAAATGGTATTACAAAGTAACGGCAGACTTATCTAATATACCTGATTTTATTGATTTTTACGAGACCGAGCTTATTCAAGCCCGCATCGAATTATCTTTAAAAGGTAAAACATTAGAGAAACATGCCGCCGAGTTGCCCGGCCTTGTAGAGCAGAGATTTTCTCAGTTGCAGGAAATAGAGGCAGTCCTGGAATTTCTTAATATACAGTTAAGAAAGGATAGATCTATTGAGTTTAAGAAGTTTTTAGAAGCATATAATAAGGCATTGAGTTCAAGAGATGCCGAAAAGTATGTAGATGGCGTTGCCAGCATAGTCGACACAACCGTTCTTATTAACGAAGTAGCACTACTGAGGAATAAATTCTTAGCAATCAGCAAGGCAATGGAGGCAAAGAATTTTATGTTAGGACATATTGTGAAACTACGGGCAGCAGGACTGGACGATGCGAGTATTTAATGGCAAAAACAAGATTAGAGATAATAGATGAAGTAAACATACGATTTCACGACTTATCACCAGAATGCAGACGCAAAATGGTGACATCGTTGGAGTTTATGCTTCCATATGCACGACATACGCCAGCATTTAAGCTAGGCCGCTGGTCTGGTAAAATGAGTTTCTGTGATATAGGTGGTAGATCTTATCTAAACTTGCTCGATATCCTATTACCTATAGTGCAGAATGCAGGTTATGAGGTAGAAATCGACGATAAACGACAAGCATCGGAAGAGTTTGAGTTTGAAGAAGTAACAGAAGACAGTTATAGTCATATTTGCTGGCCCGAAGGGCATCCTATCGCCGGTCAGCCTATAATGCTTAAAGATCACCAGACAGAAGTAATAAACTCATACTTAAATAATATAACGGGTGTTAATATAGCACCTACGGGCAGTGGAAAGACATTAATCACAGCTATTCTTAGTCATAAGGTGCAACCGTATGGTCGTAGTATAGTTATTGTTCCTACAAAAGACTTAGTGACGCAAACCGAAGAAGATTATATCAATATGGGGTTAGATGTAGGTGTTTTCTTCGGTGATAGAAAGGAATATGGCAAAACCCATACAATATGCACATGGCAAAGTCTCGAAAGCCTAAACAAGCGTTCAAAAAAAATAGATTTAGAGGTATCTATAGAAGATTTCTTCAAAGGAGTCGTCTGCGTTATGGTAGACGAGGTACACAAGGCGAAAGCAGATGTATTGAGACAAATATTATCCTCCTATTTATCAAACGCACCTATTAGGTGGGGGCTGACAGGCACTATGCCGGAAGAAGAGGGTGATAAGATTGCAGTGAAGGCATGTATAGGACCTATGTTAGGCAAAATCAATACAAAAGACCTGCAAGATAAAGGTATATTAGCGCAACTGCATGTAAATGTATGGCAACTGCAAGATGTAGGGTCAGCAGCCTCCGGTAACTATCAAACAGAACTAAAATGGCTAACAACAAACGAAAAACGACTAAAATATATAGCAGGTAAGATAGAAGAAATATCCGAAACCGGTAATACGCTTATATTAGTGGATCGTATAGAGACAGGCAAGCTATTACAGTCGCTTATTCCGGAATCAGTGTTTGTTTCTGGACAAATGAAGTCAAAAGACCGTAAGTCGGAATATAAAGAAGTTCAAGAAGTGGATGGGAAGGTTATTATAGCAACATACGGTGTTGCATCAACGGGTATAAACATTGTTCGCATATTTAATATGATACTATTTGAGGCAGGAAAAAGTTTCGTTAGGGTTATACAAAGTATTGGTAGAGGAATACGAGTTGCCGAAGACAAAGATTTCGTTAATGTGTATGATATATGTTCCAACTGTAAATATAGCAAAACTCATCTCACAAAAAGAAAGAAGTTTTATAAGGAAGCGGAATACCCTTTCTCTATAGAAAAAATAAACTATTAAATGCAATATGAAAACAATACAAACTGGCATTTCCGACGGTTATCTATCATTGATAGAGATATTCTGTAAGGCAAATGATATAGTCGCTGTAATAGATACTGCCAAAACAGATAAGTTTAACCACATTGAGATACCTAAGATAACAATATCATATGATGAGAACTCTGAGTCGGCAAATACATTAGCATTTTTGGCCTTAAAACATTGCAGCATAGATAATATGTTGCACGATTATCTGATGAGATGTGGGGTAGACGGATATATGATTAGTTGTGGTAAGATACCTACCAAATCCGCTACTGACGAAGAGTATGAAGAATATAGGAAGTCAAAGCGCAGAAAAATCGGCTGGACAATGTAATATGAAACTCTTGTATATTGCGTATATTATGTTATAATACGTTATATTAACTAATGAGGTGAACTTTGCGAATCTTAACAACAGAAAATAAAGCATATGAGCTTGATAAGGTACCTAACGAGGTCGAAGACATACGATATTGTATATTAGATTATACTGATCCTAAGAATGTCGATTATTTCTTTATACCGCTTATTTTTCTTGAGAGTTTTTATGCACCTGCTGTTGTATTACAGATCGGAGACCATAAGATTCAGATGCCATTAGATTGGTCTATACTTGTATGTGACGATAACTATAGTGACTTAGAAATCATGTCTCTTACCAGTTTAAATGATCGGGGATTCTATACAATGGCATTTAATCCGCTTAGACATATGGTACCTCGCCCTCAACCTATTACCATAGTAAATGTATACTCTGAAGTGAAATGGTTCTTCCCTAAACTAAAGCATGGAAATATTTTAGTGGTACCGTTAGACGATACACCCCATCCACCGTGTGCATTGTTTGTTAAAGAAATAAATAAGTTGCCGGAAGTTATTGACATAGGCGGGTTATTCGAATGAGTGAAGACATAGAACAATGGCGCAATGAATTCTTTTCGTTAAACCCAACTACAGACGACGAAACTGTATCGTTGGGGAAGAAAGAAAATACATTATCGCTTTCTTCTGAGCTCAATGCAATGGATTTATGTGATAGGGAATTCTATTCTAACTTATCAGACGTGCATAAAAAAGAAATCAGCTTATGGGTCCTTATGCGATACATGAGTTCATCTGCAAATAGCGCGGAACGACATTTACTCTATGTAAACTCCTTTGTTAACTATAACTTTAGTGTGTTGAATAAACATCCTGAATTACAGTGGAAGTTATTAACTGTGTGTGGTACAAGAAAAAAGCAAATGCATCAATGGATACCACCACATAAGAAAACAAAGAAGAACAGGTTGGAAGAGCTACTTTACACTATGTTTCCATTAATGAAACGGGACGAAGTAGAACTGTTACTGCAAATCAACACAGCAGAAGATCTTACTGCCTTTCTAAAGGAGAATGCAATGGATGATAAAGCAATAAAAGACATTCTTAAGGGAAATGTGGGAGCATAGGTGTGAAACACACTAACAACTTTATGGCAACTGCGAAAGTTCAACAGTATTCATGCAAATATTGCGGCAAAGCATTTCAACGAGAGAAAACTTTATCAGCTCATATGTGCGTTAAGAAGCGTAGACATATGGAGATAGACACAATGGCATCTCGCTTTGGGTTTATAGCGTATAAAAGATTCTATGAAATCACTATGTCTTCCAAGAAGCCAAAAACAACACAGGATTTTATAGAAAGTCCATACTATATAGACTTTGTAAAGTTTGGAAATCACATTTCTAATCTTAAACCGATATATCCGGAACAGTTTGTTGAGTTTGTTATTAAAAATAGTGTAAAACTAAAGGATTGGACCAAAGATTTCGTATTTGAAACATACATAGATGACTTAATAAAGAAAGAACCGGCTGTAGCAGCAACAGAGCGATCTATAACAGAAATCATGGCTTGGTCTGAGCTTAATAATGTAGATTTTAACGAGTTTTTTCGCCAGATTTCGGCAAATGAAGCATCGCACCTGATCAGAACAGGTAAGATTAGCCCGTGGATATTGTATTTGTGCAATTCTGCCGGGGATTTAATGGGAAGATTTAATCAAGACCATGCAAAAATAATAGGAAGCATTATAGACGCAGGTTTCTGGATAAAACGATTTAAAAAGAATTCCGATGATGTAGATTTTATAAAAAATATGCTGCAACAGGCCGGATTATAATGAATATACCTATCACTATTAGATTGCCTACCAGGCGCGATTCTGTTAAGGTGGCAGACTGGTTATTGCATAGGGATTTGATAAAAGATGTATCATATACATGGCAAACCAAGGAACTATGCTTTGAACACGAGGAAGACGCCATTGCATTCATGCTTACATTCGGCGGCAGCAGATGTTACACTAAAGTAGAACAAATGTTACGAGGTTCAAATGAGTAAAGTGGAAACAGACGTCGACATCGACGTATTTAACAGGGAAGAAATACTAAAAGGCATAGAGTGTGTATATGGCGCCATAGATCGCCCGTTTGGGTTAGAAAAGCACCCTACTGG